AGGGAATGTTTGATAAGCATAGTTTGTATCTAAATTTCCATTATATCCAGAAAATTTACCTTCTGAAGTGAACTGCCATAAAGCTCTACCAGATTGAGAATTAGGATCTACATTTAATCCTTTTTGCTTTCCTCCACTTGTAGGCCATTGAGCAACCCATTTAGTAAATCGGCTTAATCTATTTCCTGATAATTGATTGTTTAACCAAGAAAGAGAAGCGTATATTCCTGAATAATAACCTGCATTTTCTGTTTTTTCACAGAAAGCATAACACATATCTCTTAATGTAGAATTACTTGGCATTCCTTTTTTCTTTTTATATCCGTCTGCGTCTTCCATATCAAACCATACACCATAAGTAGGATTATAAGGTTTAATAGCTTTCAAGAAATGGTCTGCTTCTGATTTAGCACCAGCTACATCTAAAGCATATGAATACCAATAAAATCCATATGGAATACCTAATTGTTCACAAAGGTCTGCGTTTCTTTTAAATTTTTTATCTATGCTACCAGATACACCATATCCAACTCTAATTATAACAAAATCTATTTGTGATTTTAGAGCAGCTAAATTAATATTATCATTATGTGCAGATATATCTATTCCTCTTTTAGCCATTCTCTTTTCCTCCTTTCACCATTTTTTTAATGCCTGCTGAAGTAGTATCTCCTATTTCATAAATACCAATAGAAGCGGCAAGTAACACAAATATATTAATTATTCCAGATACAATACCTGAAAAATCAAATTGTCCTACATAAATTATTCTAGCAGCTCCTATTAAAACAGAAAATACAAGAGCCAACCATTTTGTATCAATTTTTTCTGGTAAATATTTTTTAAAAACTTGAGTTAATAATGTAACGATAAGTGAACAACCAGTTATTGTCCCTAAAATTTCAATACTAACAAATTCATTCATAATAATTACCTCCTATTAAAATTGTTTTCTATTTATTGTATCATGCCCACGCTCGTCAGGAGCCTGAATAAGCGTTTCTGGAAGTTTAATTAATAGTTTTAACCTTCTTAATGTATAAACCTCTGAAACGGCATCGTAGGCCTCTACAGTGTATGTATAATTTTTATATTGTGGGAATAAATTGAAACCATTTAAGTCTGCTTCAGCGTCTTTTGATACGTAAACAATGTCGCCTATGTTATATTTAGGCATTTTTAGTGTTTTTGTGTTGATTTTTTCTTCTTTTTTTGGAGTTTCTTTTACTTCCTCTGGTTTTTCAATTATTTGTTCAGTCTTTTCCACTTTTTTAGTAGTTTTTCTAGTAGTTTTTCTAGGTGTAGACCCTGTTGTTTTTCTTGTTGTAGCCATTAGAGTACCTCCTTTCTAAAATTTTAGATATTTTTTTCTTGCATCTCTGCATTTTTTACATCTTTTTGGTGGAACTAGATTTTTTTCTTCATAAAATCTTTGTTCATTTGCTGTAAAAACAAATTCTTCACCACAATCTTGGCATTTTATTTTAACATCTTCACTCATTTTACTATCCCTTTCTATTATTTTTTACTTGTAAAGTTGAAATCAAATACAGGTTCTTCTTTTTTCTTCTTTTTATCACCTAAAAGTACGTCTGGGTGATCTTTTAGAAGTGTTTGTACTCTAGCGTTTGTAGCTTCTAAGAATATAGCATTTCTTTGATCTACATATTCTTCAATCTCCTCATCAGTTGATACGTCTTCTGCACGAAGAAGTGATAATAGTTTAGGGTCATATCCTTTTTCTGCCACGATTGCTGCTATTTTATCTCTACGTCTTATAGTAGAAAGCTCTTTCTCGTACTCAGCTATTTTTAATTCTTGGTTGTCGATTTGTTTTTTGTATCTTTCTTCTACAGAAAGTTTAGCCATTTCTTCTGCTTCTTTCTTTTTAGCTTCAATTTCTTCTAAGATATTTTGTCTCATTTTTTCTTTTTCAGTGCTTATACTAGCTTGTAGCGCACTCTCTCTTTTAGAATACTCTTGTTCTTTCTTAGTAAGGGCAGTATTTATAGCCTTTTCTAATTTTTTGTCAAACTCTGCTTGTAATTTTGGGTCTTGTAGTAACACGTCTAAGTTTTGTGTCTCACTAGGTGTAGGTTTTGACACCTGATTAGTAGTTGTTGGTTGAGCTTGTGGCTCTGTTTCTGGAGTTGTTACTCCTGTTTTTGTTTCTTCCATTTAATTCATCCTCCTATTTATATAAATTTTTATATATCTGTTACCGGCATGGATACCGGTAACAAAATTAATAACCATTTTATTTATCTATTTATTAGGTCTACCCTCTCTTGGTTGAATATTTTTTATGTTATCAGTTTTATCTGGTACAGCCTTGTCGACAGTAGGTGTTTTAGTACGCATTTCTATCTGATTATTAGTCTGAGACGCAGTAGTTGAAGCAGTTGTAGTCTTATCTGCAGGTGTCTGTGCCTGATCTACATCATTAGGTGACACGAATTGAGTATCTGGTGCAACTGTCTCCCATAATGTCTCGTTTTCTTCTTCTTTATTCTTCTTCTCTGTAGCATAATCGTAACCAAGATTTGATAATAAGGTCTTATTAGAGATTATACCGTTTAGAGCAAGTTGTTGATTTATGTTTTCGTCTGTCATTGATGGTAAATTTGTACCTATTTGAATTGTTATGTCGTCTATATTATAGTAAGTACTATTCACCAAATTAATTCTCTGGAAGAAGTTAGCCCATCTATGTTTTATCAAGGTAGTTACACCTTGTTTTACGTCGTCTAGCATCAGTGCCATAGTGTAGAATTTACGGTCTATCGCGCTTGCATTCATATCTCCACTATTAAATGCGCTGTCTGCAGTGTTAGGTATACCTGATATTTGAAAAATACTGTCTACATAATATTTTAAGTACTGAGTTGCGTCTGTAGCGTGTATTTCTTTTAGTAGCCAAGACACGTCTCCACCCTCTTGAACAAAGAATGTCTTAGAGTTCTGTAAATAATTATCCTCAATCTCTCTAGCTGGGTTAGATATGACCTCTGGATTACTTGCACTTACTGGTTTGGCTGGGTCGAACTCTGGGTTAGGTATTGTAAGCGGGTTTTCTGGTCTGTAGCCGCTGATTTTAAGTTTAGCGTCTGTATCGTTGTACTGATACATATTATTCAAATTATTCATAATAGTCTCATATGAGGTGACAAGTGAGATTATAGGGTCTATGATACTTACTTGTGGGTCTGGCTCAAACACACTAAATGTAGGTACTGTATGAGTAGAAGGTTTTTCTTCTTTTAATGTAACTACTTTAGAGTATTTACCCGTCTCATCCATCTGTGTAGTCTTATCATATATAGAAGTCTGATAGCAGCCTGTGTATGGGTTGCATTCAATACAGTAGTATAGTGTATGGTCTTGGTTATCCTCGGAGTTACGTTTATCTAGTGTGTATACTGTTACTAATGCAATAGCATTCTGCTGCTGAACGTCACTTATATCAGTAGGAAATAGTGCTACTGTGTTTAGTGCGCTTAGTGGATAATATGTATAATTAGGGTCTGAAGCTTGCGGTGTGCTACCATCTATACTATCATTTTGTGTTGGCGCTATATCTAACTGTCTTTCATATGCACATCCAAATAAGACTGCGTCATGGAAAAGAGCTTTTAATACTTTTGGGTCATCATTCTTAGAAGAAAGGGTTGTGATTATAAATTTTAATTGTGCTGCCGTGTCTGGGTCTAATGGGTCAGTGTGAGATGGGTGTAATAAGCGATAAGCAGGCTCCTCTGATTGGTCTACTATTTCTGCATTATATGTTATCTCTCCACTAAGATACCCTGCAGCTAAATCCGTAATGAATTTTTCAAAAAATACTTGAACAGAACCATCCTCGCCGGGAGTAGTACTAGTAATTCCACGAAGGTATCTGTCTTGTATTGTTTGTCTTTTTTGTAAAACTTTGTCTATTTCGTCGAATAAATCTTGTAGTTTACCAGAATTGTATTCGTCTTTGATATTTTTTGTAATTTTTATCATATTTTTTACCTCCCGTTCACTTATTTTATTATAATATATAATTTTTTATTTTACAAGTGGAGTACAAGTTTATTGTCTAAAATATTTTAGGGGTTTACATAATATATTCGTGCTGGTATATGTTTTGTGAGTTACCTGCACGTTTGTGAGCCTGAAAAGATATACTAGGACTGCGTTTGGAGGATCTTAAAAAGTAAAAAGTTTCCTTAGTAAGTTATTGACATTTAACTAAAAATGTTATATAATTATAGTAACAATAAAAAATAAATATATAAATATAAATATTTATATATTTACAAATAAAAATAAAAAAGAAAGGTTGTGATATTATGGTACAAATATTTTATACAATATTCAATGACAATGACGAATTACTATTTGCAAATAACACACAATACAATACAAAAGAAGAAGCCGTCAATAGTTTACTATCCCTATACAAAAAACTACTACCAAATAAAAACATTGAAATATTAGAGCATACAAAAGAAATATTAAAATTCATTGATTTACCAAGAACAGAATTAGAAGGAAAAGAATTTCACACATTTACAATTATGAAAGGAGCTGATTAATATGGAATATAAAGTATATAATGAAATTAATTACATTGTCAGACATGCAGGCTTTGACATAGCACAACGCGAATTGTTAAGTTATTTATGGCTTGTATATGTAGTAAAGAGTAAAAACTATAAAGTCAAATATAATTATAATTATTCAAATTTACAAACAATAACATTTATAGACAAATCAAATAATTATAAACACGAGTTTAGCAATGTACCCGTAAAAATGGGCTACTTAGATATTGATAAATTAAAAGAAGAAATGAAAGGAGGTGTTTAATATGAAAACAGTAAATGCAAAATGGCTTGCTTTCAAATATATGTTAGCGAAAAAATTAAATGCAAGTATTGAAAACGATAAAAAAGCAATAAAAGAAGGTGCAAAAATAACATTTGAAAACTATTGCAAAATACAACAAGTAGAATGTACTAGAAAATCTTACACAAAAGAACAACAAGCAATACTTGACGAATACGCAAAAGAAAAAGGCTTTGAAAAACAAGAAACTAAATACATAAGAATTGACATTGACGAAATTCCAGAAGAAGTAAACACACAAGTTGAGCAAGCATTCACAACATTAGAAAACAGCAACAATGTATTGATAGCAAAAGTAGCAAATAAGGTTGCTACTATGAAATAGGGGTGGCCACAAGGGCGACCCCTTAAATAATAAGGGGGTGAGTAATATGAGCCAGCAAGAAACTAACGCAATAAAAGTAGTAACTGAACAATTAGCAACACTAACCGACAGTGACAGTATAACCATCACACGAAATAGCATAGGAGTAATAACTATATCAGTAAGAAAAGGGAGAACCAGAGGATCAAACGATCAAACTATTCGCATACACGGTGACGGCCACACTGATATTTATTAAAAATTGTACTCATACATAAGGGCGACCATAAAAAGTCCCCCGTAGGGCTTAAAAACACTTGAAATAGCCCTAATCAATAAAGTGTTATATAATTTACAAAAGATTAAAATAAGTTATTGACTTATAACTAAAAAAGTAGTATAATTAAAAGTGAACATATACGGACAGGCGAATGCCTAATCTATCCCGTATATAAGAAAGGAGCATACTATGGAAATTTTAATAGCCGATAGAATGCAAAAATTAGAAATAATTACACCAAGTCAATTTAAGAAATTACTTAAAGATGGTAACTACAAGAAGAACATATTTGTATATGGTAAATCTGGTATAGGTAAAACTGCCATAGTGGAAGAATACGCATTTGAAAACGGACTAAAAGTTATAGTATTCTCGCTAGCAACAGAAATGCCAGAGGCTATGGGTGGTATTCCACACGTAAGCGCAGAAGAATATTTCAAAAGATTATTAGACGAAAGACTACAACCACTATTCAAAACCAAAGGTAAAGGCTACATACTATTCTTTGATGAAATGAACCAAGCCGTACCAGAGGTATTGAATGCTTGTTATTCAATATGTCATCCAGATCCAAGTAAAAGACATTGGTGCGGTCATTCATTGGAATACGCACAAATCGTTGGTGCAGGTAACTTATCTACTGGTGAAGATGGTACTGTCTACTTGAACGATATTCCTACACCATTACACAACAGGTTTAACATATTTGAAATGCAAGCAAGCAAAAAAGACACAATGGACTACTTAAAGAAGAAATGGAAGAATATACCACAAGTAGCAAAATACATAAATGTATTGCTAGACGAAAACATCCCACCAAGAGATATTGACGGAATATTAGAAGTAATAGCCTTTGAAATGGACGGCTTATGGATATCTTCCAAAATAGGTAGTACATTAACAGCCAAGTTATATGATATTCAAAAGAGAGTAAAAACAACTGACCCAGCGGCCATCTTGAAAGGTTGTAGAGAAACATATCAGTTATTCAAAGAGAACGGTTTTGTTAAATGGGCAGCAGAGACAATAGAAGACGAGGAGGACTTATTGGACAGATTTAGTGAAGTGTTAAGCGAAGAAGAAATCAAAGCAATAGTGAAAGGAGATGAGTAATATGGCAAATCCATTCTTAACTGGTAGTGACCATAGTGAAATTGAAACAGCTATTCTATATGAGAAAGCCAAAATAACTGACATAGGTAAAGCAGTAGCATATACGGACGGCGAACGTCTATATATAAATACTGAAGACAACTTGTATTCAATACTACCTTGCTACAATAAAGACTTTCTTAAATGGGTACTATGGCACGAAAGATATCACATAGAATTAAAACACCATAACAGATTTTTCAAATACTTAAAAGAATTGACAGCAGAAAAACTGGAAGATGAATTCCATGTAACAAAAGATGAAGTGAACATTATTATGGACATCTTAGTGCATGACAGTTTAGCAAAATTATTTCCGGAGTTAGTAGAGATCGCAAAAGTGAACTGTGCTCAATTCAGGGACAGCAACTCTTTGAAATATACTTTCAAAACTTTCACATTAGAAGAAATGCTTGACGAATATTCAAAATATAAACATGGCGAAGACGGAGACGGTGAAGGTGAAAGCAAAGAAGAAGGTAAACCATCGCCAGAAGGCAAAGAAGGTAAAACGATAAAAACACCAGGCGAAAGCAAAGATAAAGAAGACGACAAGAAAAAAGACGATGGCAAAAGTAAAGACAAAGAAGAAAGCGACAAGAAAGAGCACGAGGAGGGTAGAACAGATACCCCAGACAGAAAGAAAGATAGACCAGAAGATGATGAGCCAGAAGTTAAAGACGGCGAAAGACCTATGGATGAGCCCGAAAGTGAACACGACAAAAGAGACTGGTCAAAACTTAAAGACTTTGACACCGAAGAATTTATTGACAAAGCAACCGCAGACGATCTTGACAGACATATCGCTAAACTTAAAAGAAAGAAACTTAAAATGGGTAGACTAACACAACAATTAAATGGCCTAGCAACCAGTAAAAGAACTAGAAGTTATAGACTACCAAGTGTATTACAAATGGGAGACGGTTGTATTTTCAAAGGTAAAATGCCAGGTAAAGTTGAACTATATTTAGTATTTGATGCAAGTGGTAGCATGGGCAGTGAAATGGACATGTTTAAAGAAATCATAACTAAAAGTATTCCACAAGCCTTGAACTGTCCTTGTGAATGGTTTGCAGGTTATGACTATAAAGGATTATGTACAATAGAACCATACAAGAAAGAACACGGCGATGGATACTACAAAGGTAAATATAAAGACTTCCTACCTATATATGCTAGCAGTGGATACAGCGATGATGGTGATAGGACGATCGAATTATGCTGGTTGGCTGAACAGAAAGGTTATTCACCTATTGGTGTAACAGACGGTGGTGGAGGTATATATTGGGCAAGCGATAAACTTAAACAATTAAGAAGAACAATTCTAGTCGGGCCAAATGGTCGCTGGTTAGCAAAGGCCAGAGAGATTAACCCACATATTCAAACTATTGATGTTAGTATGGATGATTAAAGAAAGGAGTGATTTATATGAGTAAATACAAATTATTAAAAACCAAAGGACACAATGGTAACATTTCAGTAGAAAACACAGAAACAAAAGCAAATATAATCATTGGTAGATTATCACCTACAATAGCAAGTATACTAGAAAAAACCGGTGGTTATGAAATAGGGACAGCACCTTGTACTTATGTAGACGAATGGAACATTGACATTACAGACGAACTTGCACAAGAGTTAGCACATACAACAATGACAATGTCAAAACCATTTAGAGACCAAAGTAAAAAGGCCAAAACAACGAAGGCGACATCAGGAGCAAGTGAACAAGTTGATGCATTTGATCTGATATTCGGATCAAGTAATATATAGAAAGGAGTGATTTATAATGGATATTAAAAGTATTTCATTAAATAAGAACAGAGGATGGAGAGGATTAGCACAACTAGAATGTATGGATACAACCGGTAAAGTAATTAACAAAATGATATTTAGTTTTTCAGGACAAGTATGGGACGACCTTATGATAAACCACAAAATAGCAATTAAAGAGGATAACACACACTATGTTATAACTATAACTGACCCAGAGGGGAAACTTCCAGTAGGACACCAAAGAAGTGTATTGCTTAAAAACTTAACTTTCAATGTAACTAATATTACAGAATATAAACCAGACGACCCATGTCCAGCAGAAGACTGGAATGTAATAGCCCATTTCAAGAAGAACAATAATAATCATACTACAAGTGACTGGAACTACATAGGCGTAAGAGTTATGCCTACTATATAACGAGCGCCGTAGAAATGCGGTGCTCGAAACATTTGTTTGTAAAGGAGGAATGTAACATGCCAAATCATGTTAGAAATGTATTAAAGTTTAAGAACTTAAAAACAAAAGATAGAGATTATATATTAAATAATTTCACAACAGAAATGGAAGACGATATCTTTCCACTAAATAAAATATTTGATTTTGATAAAATTATACCAGAGCCTCGCCTTGAGAGCGAATGCCCTGATGACTGTAAAGTGAACAAGGATAGCCACATCATGGAAGATGCAAAAAGACCCTGGTTTGACTGGTACGCTTGGAGAAATAAATATTGGAATACAAAATGGGGGGCTTATGACGGCTATGTAAAAGTAGGCACTTCGACCATAACATTTGTATTTAGTACAGCCTGGTCAGCACCATATCCGATATATGAGAAATTAGCAAAAGACTTCAAATATGACTTTGAGGTTAAATATGCCGATGAAGACTGGGGAAGCAACTGTGGCTGGATTAAATTCAAAAGTGAACACGGCTTCCCTGCTGGATACGAGGATAACTATGAAAATAGTGCATTCAAAAATCCATACAGATGGGCTAGAGAATTTTGGAGACAGTGGTAGAAGTGAACAGATTGCCGGATTAATCATCATTTGGTTTCCTGATCTTCCCGTCCAGGGTGATCAGGGTGAGAAGTGAACAAGTCTCCAAACTTGAGTGTGATATGACATTGACTTACGATTAAGTATATGATATAATTAGTCCAAGAAAGGAGTTGATAAGTATGGACAAAAAATATGTATATGTACTAATAGAAGACAGTAGCTGGGATTATGAGTATTCACAAGATATTAAAGTATACAGCAATTTTAATGACGCATTAAAAGATTATAACCAAAGAGTTAAAGACGCCAAGAATGACATGGATCAATGGCTGGATAAAGATGAACAAGCAACTGAAGAATTAGTGGACACCGATAAAGAATATGCTTCATTCAGTATATACGAAGACGGCAACTGGACTAGAACCCATGATGATATTTCAGTTAATAAAAAGGAGGTGATGTAAATGGGATATCGTTCACAAGTACAATGTAAAACCACATCTGAGGGGTACGTCATAATGTGCCAAAGAGATAAAAAGATTAAAGACTATGACCACAAAATGCTCTCATATGCAGACATTGATGTATCTAGTGCAGGTAACTACTTAATATCGTGGGATTGGGTAAAATGGTATCCATCATATGAGTCAGTGAGTAACTTTATGAACACCCTTGACTACTTGGATAGCCTGGACATTCCGTATAAATTCATTAGAATTGGAGAAGACGAAAACGACATTGAGATAAAAGAAAACTATGTAGATGACCAGCCTGAAGGTATGTTAGAGTTCAGTCCAAGTGTCATTATCTATGATATAGAAGAAGGAGATTACACACCGATAATGAGAGATGGAAAAGAAACTGCTATACCGTCTGCAGGTGAAGCCAAGAAAAGTGAACAACCGGATCAGGATGCTGACTCTGGTTTGAAAGCAGAAATCAAAAAATAAGTGTGATTGACATTGTTTATAAAATATGATATAATGTCAGCGAAAGGAGTGATTATAATGAATA